TAGATGACTGTTTTCAACCGCTCTTTGGAAGCCGTACTCTCCAAACTCTTCAATATACAGATCAATAACTAGGTTATCCCAATTTTCCCTGTCGTTATCAGACAGTAGCCTTTCAGCTTTCTTTGGGCCAATACCTTTTACACCAGTGATGTTATCAACCTTGTCACCAGTCAACATTTGAGTGTAGAAAAACTTAGTACCAGATTCTTCTGTTACTTCTGTCCACTCTTTCTTGACGTAGTTATAGTGAAGGCCAGGAACCATTAACAAATCTTTATCAATGGTGGCTATGACGGTATCTTCAGTTTGTAGCAGCGACATTGCATCATCTGCCTCCATACCATCAACAACCTGTGCTCCGTACTGCTTGATTAGGTATGCCCTAATATTTTCGTAGTGATAGGGTTTCTTTGAACCGGATCTGTTTTCCTTGTAGTCGCTCCTAATCTTAAATCGGAAGTTGTTTTTCCCTGTTAGGAATATCTTATAGGAATCACACTGTGTGTCATTGATAATACCATTTACAAACAACTTACAACTATGCAGCGTAAACGAATCGGGGTCAGCCGAAACCAACCCCGTACTCTTGTCTTTCTTTTGGCAGGCAAACCCTATCCGATAAACAATAGGGTCGCCATCAATCAGAAGTTTCACTGTAAAATCCCTTAGAACGGAATGTCGTCATCAAACTCTTCATCTACCCCTGACTCTACTACTTTTAGTGTAGGTTTGCTTGACTCTGTAATCCGCTTCTCATGGACATACTTAGCCAAACCAAACAGCGACTTGATTGCAGGGCTATCAATGTCCTCAGCACCAGCAGAACAATGATCTGTAAAAGATGACTTGACTACAGAATCACGATACTTGGCTGGGATTGGTGCAAGACCAACAATCTCGTCGTACAACTTATCCTGAACTGGCTTGTTTTTAACTATGACCGTACAAGGCACACTCAATACAGAGTCCCAATCAGCTACCTCGTCCTCTTCTGCTGTTGGGCTGAATGCTTTGTAATACTCAAGCTCTTTACCAAGTCCAGACATAGTACGAAAGATATTGAATGGCTTAGTCCACATAATGCGTGGCACTTCTTTACCGTCAATGGTTACTGGATTATCTAAGATCTCAATACAGAGTGATATCTGCTGGCATGGTGGCTTCTCATCACCTGCATAGTTACGCTCTTGTAAACCAAGATCAGATACATAAAGCAGTCGCCCTTCATACTCACCTGGTTTTAGGTTTTCGTATTCAGACTTGTTACTTCCAACGTCTTGACTCATTTTTCTTTCAAAAGGCATGGTAATCTCCTTAGTGGATTTCAGAATAATCTTTAGCGAACTTTATGTCGCATTCTAATTCACGATTTAAGTGTAACAATTTATTGACTTTTTGTATAGACTTGTTCAACAAATCCTTTATATCATTTTGTTTGGTTTCTTGAATTTCTAAGATCACTTCGTCGTGGAACTGTGCTGTAAGCTGTGGTCTTTCCTGAATGATATAGGCAACCCACATATCAAAACAGAATGTCCCAGTACCTTGATTTAACGTACTGAACTTATCTTTCTCGGTCTTCAAATGGTAGTACATCTTTGATACTGGGTTCCATAGCCATAGCTTTCCGTCTATGTTCCGTGTCCCTACATTATTCGCTATCTCCTTTAGTGACCAGTTACGATCCCAGTATGCCTTGTGTATTTTCTTAGCGTCTGCCTCGCTGATGTCCAATTGCCGTGACAGGGTTGCTATACCAGCACCATAAGTACAGGCATAATTTCCACCCTTGTAGTTATGTCTGATCTGAACTACGTCATCAGGCTGAATGCCAGCCTTGTAGTCTGAAACCTGCTTTTCAGTTAAGGCACTGGCAGACAGTGCAAGGTCAAGGTGTGGATCAAAGTCTGGTGTCATCATCTCCTTGACGTACTCTGAATCGTAGTCCCACATATAATGTTGCTTTGTGCGATCCTCAAGGGATGCCATGTCTGAACCACAGAGAACATAACCGTCAGTGCGTACTGTCAGCAATGATCTGATCTCAGCACCATACGGCTTACGGCTTGATGGGATGTTCACGCAGACAGCGTGTTTAAACCTGAGTGTATTAGTCAGTCCCTGTATCTCAGCCTTTACATACCCATCTGAATCTACGCTATCAAGAAAACCTTTTACCAACCCTATTCTGTGTTTAACCACAGTCATAGTCTCAAGGTGAGATAGCTCTGGGTGATCGGGTATTAGTTTTGAGACAGACTTGCATAGCGATCCATCACTACCCTTGATTTGTGGTATGGCTTTTCCAGTTTCTTTGGCAAACTTAAATGTCTGTGCCTTCCAACCAAGAGACTCTAGCCATGACTTAATCTGAGGTACACTGCCAGGATTAGATGGCTCCTGCCCAACCAATGTTATGATTGTCTCGTCTGTATCAAAGGGTAGACCAGCATCTTCAGTTATCTTCTTCCAACGCTCACCTGTAACAGACAAAGAACCATCAATCTTGTATGGCTTTGATGGTCTCTTATTCTTTTTAGTTACAGAAACTGTTGGCATTACAACTGAAAGTGCATCAACTGATTCTTGGTAGGACTGCTGAAGCTGTGACAATAATGACTTAGCCCTCTCAACATCCAACTTCCACTTAGACTTCTCTTGAAGCGCAGCACACCTCATCTTAAGTGACAGATATTTGATGGCCCTGTCGTGATTCTCATCGTTGTATAGGTTGGTAAGATAGGACAGTAAGTTCTCCCACAGAGCAGCATTGATCTTAACATCTTCAACACAGCGTCTACAGTACTCACCTATGTCAAGGTTCTCCCAATCATCAACCTTTGGTTTCTGGATCCCAAACCTTTCACCCCACGCTTCAAGGCCATGCTTCGGTAGCTCTGGATAAATGTACCAAGACAAGGCAAGGGTATCTATGATCTTGGCTTGTATAGTAATACCAAGTATTCTAGACAGAACAGGAGCATCATAACGGATAAAGTTATGACCAATAATGTTGTCGCCTGGGCCAAGACCAGAAAGAAAACTACGCATGTCGTCATATACAGTATGTACTTCAATATGTCCATCGTCTTTCTGTACAACCATACAGTGAATTTTTGTTGGATTTATACCATCCGTTTCAATGTCAATTACATAATCAGTCATTACCACCCCCTCTTAGGTTCAAGGTAGGTTACAGTTGGTTCATCAAAGAACACATCACAATTGTATGTCTGTCCGTACTCACGATCAAACAACATATAAAACTGGGACATATTCTTTTGTTCTTCTGGGCAGTCATCTGTTCTGTCCCTACTAATCCCATGACCATAGTGAAACCACTTCTCCATTGCCCTTGAACCAGTGAACTCAGAGCTAAGAACCTTAGCACCCGCCTCGTGTGGCTTAGAACCTTTTGGCTTTGGGTTAACATGACTGTAACAGAATATGGTGATAGGATAAGACTGAACAAGGTCAGCCATGTCTGTTGCTATCTCATTCAGTTTATCATTAGCTTCTGACGAAGAATACCTAGACACTAGAGCAGTTAGAGGATCAAGAATGAAGATGTTGATACCATCAAGCAAGTGCATTTCCTGCATTGCTATTCTTATATCATCCCAATCACGACTTGCACCACGATCATAGAAACGCACCATTCCGTTCATGGACAGTAGTGTACTTCTCAATAGCTCATCTGGGTATTCTTTGTCTGGCCTAGTGAAGTCTATCTTGGCATGTTTACTTGCCAGTTTTTTGGCTGTTCTGACAGGGCTGTTCTCGAGGTCAAACATACCAACTCTGACTTTCTCATTAAAAATAAGGTGATGGACTAACTGGTGTTGATGATCTGTCTTACCAATCTTTGGTGCAGCACCAACACAATGAATAGTGTGTGGTCTTATACCAAAACAAGCCCTTGTTACAGTGGGCCAGGGGAAAGGGATGCCCATCTGTGGGCGTTCCATAGCTTTTTCTATTACGTCTACTACGTCAACAACCTCACCCATTCGTACAGGCTGTGCATTCCAAACCGCCAAGTCAAACAACTCTGAACCACGACCAGCCACCAGCATATCACTGGCATCCTTGAGTGGCAGGGTAACAGCTTTAGCAGTTGGGATAATCTTAATGCAGTCCCGCAGGGCTTTCTGTCCTGCTGGGTCCATGTCAAAACAAAGAATGATCTCATCAAAATTATTTAGGTACTTACGATTGTTAATCAAATCACTGGCTGCACCTTGTGCGCCTCTGGTAAGAGACACAACTGATGGTGTGTACTTGCTGTACTTAGCTGGTCTGTTATCAATGATTGCTTGGTACAAAGACATAGCATCAAGTCTGCCCTCAGTGATAAACAACTTCTTACCACTGCTTGTAATGTGTGAACCCCATAGGTCTATGTCCCCCTTACGATCACCAACAGCACTGAACTTCTTATCCCTTGTCTCTCTTACCTCGTACCCTACAATATCTCCATTACGAGTATCAGGATAGTAGTGCTTGATGATGTCTCCAGTTTCTTCTGAGTGCTCTACCTTTACTGAGAAATGTTCTACTGTGTCCTTACTTAGTTGTCTGTCCTCAATAGCAGAGCTAGGTAGTTTTTTGATCTGGTTTAGATTCATCTTTGTTTCCTGTCTAACCATAGGTACAACTACTGAACTGCAGCTCTTACTGTCTCCACCAACCTCTGCCGTAGAATAGTATTTACCACAGGCAAAACAGTAGCCATCTTCTGTTCCATCGTCTTGAAGGAATATCTGGATTCCATCACTACTACCACACTCACAGGACAACCTTTTACTTAAACACTTGCCACCCATTAGTGTAACTCCTGCTCATACTGTTCTTTGTAACGAAGAAGTGATGCCATCTGTTCAAGGTAATGCTCTTCCATCTTAGCATTCAGTTTATTTCTGAAATGCTCATATCCATACTGTTTAATATAATTCATGACATCAGATAGTAGGTATGCTTCCTCCATCTCTGATGTGAAGTCCTGCATTACATCGTATTCGTCTATTAGGTCTTTCATTCCGTAATCTCCTGTATTTTTGTTGTGTGGACAATAGTAATACAAAAGACAAGAAATGTTATAGATTCTTTCGTTATAAGAAACGAAGATGGAGTGACGAAGAAAGTATTTGACAGGTTTTTAAGAGAACAATACAATGCCTTTAAGGAAGAGCCAGTAAGATACAAGAAAGAAACAAACAAAAATAAACAAACAAAGTCATATAAACTTCTAAGAATATTCTTATAGGGCCATAACTATGTCTAAAGCAAGCAGCAAACAGGAAGGTGGTATCCATTACAAACAAATGGCTATACAACCAGTAGATTATATTCAATCAAACAACCTGGACTACCTGGAAGGTAATGTAATAAAGTATATTTCAAGACATAGATCAAAGGGTCGAGAAGAGGACATCAAGAAAGCAATACACTACTGCCAAATGATACTGGAATATCAATATCAATATCAATACAAGGATTTAATAGGATGAATTTCGTAGCATCCTATTCGGATACCAATAATTCTAAAGCAGTTCATTACATATGACTGCACTCTTGTTAATCACCACAATACATTCAGTACACATATCAAGGTACTCATCAGACTTAGGATGATCTGGTGGGTACTTGAGTGTTACTTCGTAGTTATTTAATTCTGTATTACAAATACAACATCTCATAATCTTAGCTCAAAAAAAAGCCCCTTCCATTTCTGGTTGGGGCTAACGGGGATATACCTATGGGAGATACTGATTTAAGTATCAGCTATTGATACTGTTCTGTCAAGTGTTTTTGTTCATTATTTTGTAAAGTATTATTTTGTTTACTACCTGTGCAGAGACAAAGGCTAAGTAATGTAGCTCTGCTGGGATTTCCCAGATGATTACACACCTATTAGGATCCCACTTAGTGTGGTCTAGTTTTCTTTTACCTTCATCCATACTATTTATACCCCCTGAGAGGCTCTGTATTGCGTTCTAACGGACTTTATCACGTTACCCTATACTACCCTACTAGATAGTGATAGAAGCCCCTCTAATCGTTTTATTTTTTAAGTTTGATTCATTGCGTTTTTGTTTCTGTAGATCTGTTTGATAGAAACTTTCTATTCTTGATGATGCACCGAAAGGATAGACTGTGACATTTCCACCATTTTTAAGGTAGTCCTCTATTAACCTTCTGTTCTTTTCCCTTTTCTTTTTGTTTACGTCAGTGTTACTTACTGCGCTGATGATTGCCATGCTACACTCCCTAAGTTGTCTGATTCTTTAACAAATACCCCGTCAATCATAGTCCCCTTGCGGTCTTTGATTTCTTCGTAGGCAATGGATAGGCACAGATTCAGTGCAATATCGTTCCGCTCTAGAATGTTGATTAAAACGACAAGGATATCCCCAATATCGTCCCTGATATCTTGGCCTTTACAGATTGAATCGGATAGTTCCCCTACCTCCTGTATTAGCTTTAAGCATTGATCCTTGTCTGTTGATCCATGAATTAGGTTTCTGTCATGGTGCCATTGTCTGATTTTGTCCACTAAAATACTCATTGGAATATACTCATCCCTTTTTCAGTTAAAACGAATAGTGCTGTTTTTGTTGCCTTCCCTACCTTTTCTATCTTGTACTTCTTTTCCACCAAACCCTTTTCGGTTAGTGTGTCAGCCGCCCTACTTACTGACGGATCGTCTGTCTCTAACAGCCTCGCCAGATCAGCACGATATCTTGGTCCCTCGTACAATGAAACAATAACGCCAGCTTGAAGTAGTGACAGCGCATAACCTCTCATGTTTAATATTATATCCAGTTTCATTTTTGTCTCCTCAGTGTATTGTAATTGATTTTTTATAACCTGCTACGTATGCGTCAATCATATCTAAATAAGATAATTGCGCATCGCTACAAGCCCTCATAGCAAGCCTCTTCTTTGACCATGCCAGGTCTTTCTCTGATTGTGTTTTCGCTGTTGCTACTAGATAGCCAGCGTTCTTAATCAGATCAAGTGCTTTTTGTTGTTCTGTTTTTTGATTGCTCATGCAGAATCCTCAGGGTTATGTTTTGAATGTCTGTACAAATTCCTTGGCTTCTTCCAGCTTGCCCTCTTTAACAAATCCGGCAGTTTCCAACAGCTCCATCACCATATTGTTTTGCTTGCGCTCAATCAGCAGGTTCTTAATCTGACGTTCTTTTTCCTCAAGCAGCTTGTACGCTGATTCAAGTTCTCGCTTTAAGTCCTTCGGTTCCATGTGATTCTCCAAAAAATAACAATTGCAACCAGTTCGCTGCGCGGGACGTTCCGCCCCTGTTGCAGCGGTTAGTGTGCTTCTATGAACTCCTCACAATCGCAGTATTTGCAGCCACAAGGGTACATATCTTCGTAGCTATCAAAGTGCCGGTAATAAGCGTGGCCGCACTCACACACCCTATCGTCGCCGTATTTAGGGTTATAACTCATTGTAGACTTCCAGCAACTCTTCTACAGCTTGCCCAGAATCTATTATTTTTTCTTTTCCATGCGATCCATGCTCAACTTGATATTCATTTAGCCAAACGTGAAAATAAAAACGCTTACGATTACCATCTATTGCCTCACCACTACCAATTATGAGCCGCTGATTAAGGACTTCTTCACAGTGCTTTGTAGTTAATGCCATCATAATAAAACTCCTATCAATACGTAATATAACAAGCGCATAAAGTCAGACTCCGCTTCGCTCCGTCCCCTGTTGCAGCGGTTATGGGGCTTGCAGTATCCGGCCAAGCCTCAGTATATAAACTCGCTCATGTGGAGCACCCCATTCCTTGCGGCCAAATCCTGAGTAAATGCCATCGAGCTCAACGGTAACCGTAGGCGAATCTGGCCGGTATCCATTGCGGAATTTCACAGCGTCGTATTCAGGAGTGCAGATGCTTGCGAGGCGGCGGCTCCAATACGGCTTAATCTCGCGGTATTCTTCGCGCTTCTCGCCGCTGGCGATCATGTCGAACCACTTCTTTTTTAATGTTAGGTGTAAAACGCGCATAACAAATCCCTCAAATTCGGAGCGCTTCGCGCCCGTTTAGTTCTACTCCACCCACTCGCCAGCATCAAGTATCTGCCGCAGCTTTTGCGACTGTGCAGCCCGCGCAGCATCCCATGCAGCAGCCCATGCAGCATCCCCAGCAGCATCCCATGCAGCATCCCCAGCAGCATCCCGCGCAGCAGCCCCAGCAGCAGCCCCAGCAGCAGCCCCAGCAACAGCCCCAGCAACAGCCCATGCATCCCATGCAGCCCCCGCAGCAGCATCCAGCTCCCCATCTGTCGCCTCACATATACTGTGCCGCCATGCGACATCCAGTGCATCTATGCTTCGCTGGTCTGTCATAAGATGCTGCACCTGTCTAGCACACCACACTGCATACTTGCGCCAGATGTTGCCATACTGCGGCAGACACCTCAGAACCCACAATGCGTCATGTAGACCATTGCTGTCGAGTATGTCTGACAGCGGAAAGGGTTCGTTATAGTCTAGTCCTGGCTTACTTTTCAGTAGGATTTTCCACCCATCAACGCAAGGATTGTGTTCTTTTATTTTGTTCAGCGTAATTGTGATCATGATCTTTACCTTTAATTTGCTGGCATCCTTGATTAAATCAAGCGCCTTTTCTTGTTGGTTCATTCTATACACTCCGGTTTTTCATTTCTGTAATCAGGCCAGCTCCCTTCGCAAACCATTTTGATATAGTGACGCTCGCTCACGGCATTGCTCTCAGCGTCCATCTCACCCACGATGCCTAGACAAATAATGAGCGTTAATATCGCTATAAGCATGACTTTGCTCATTCGTCCGCCCCCACTATCCGATTAATATACTTCATCCCAGCAGGGAGCAAAAGCCGTCCCAGTCGAAGGCACATATACTCGGCCATATCTTCATCACCCTCTTCAATCGCCTCCTTGTACTGAATCAGGATGTCTGCGGCAAGGTTAAAGTCGTCGCACCCGTCAGGGCCAAGTGCCTCGCCTAGTGTGATGTCGTCTTCGCAGGCTTTTTCAAATGTTTTTGGTTGTAGTTGTGCATAATAGTTGTGCATATTCATTTTTAGATCCTCGTTTTTGTTTTGGTCCACCATAATACACTTTGTATGGCATTACAATGTTATGCTAGCAATTATCTTGTACTGTTTAGCAATCTTTTTACCATGCGCTGGATACGCGATGGTCTTTGTACCTTTGTCCCAACATGCGCGACAATCCCCACATTTACCATCGCGCTCGTATGCTTTGCAGACTGTCATACCTTGACTTGCACTATCCGCGCTCTCAATGATTGTGCTGGTATTCTGGCCTTCTATTGTCTCGCCCGTGATTGAGTCACTAGACTTGCGAACAACAACATTGGGTAGCGCCTCCATTTGTGCCAAGACTCCAGCAAACTTTTTAAATTTATACATTCTAGTAGGGAGCCAATGGCGAACCCATGGTGTCGCTTTCATTACTGATAGTATTTTCTTGGCAAGCTCTAAGGTATACATATCTCCCGAATCAAACCATCTAAAGTATCTGTCATTGTCCAGTTCTTTCACCATTGTTGCTGTCCAGTCTGTATGTTTCCAATCCTCGCGGTTATGCTCACGTGGGGCTTTGACGTTTGGGAAACGATAGTTTCCGGTGGTTGCATAGCAACCGGAACACGATGGTACAAGTTGTCCATCTGTCCCAATTGATCCAGGGCATGTGTCTAAGGCCTGGAGACTCCAAGAACGGCTTGGCATTTTTGAAGCCTTACTAAATTTTGGTGATGCTTTCATTTTGTATACCCTCATTTGGTTTGGTTTTTGCCTTCCTTGGCTGTTGTTGTCTATTCTGCATCCGGCTGTGTGATTAATTCGTATGCCTTGCTTGCCTTCGCTGCCGCCTTGAAAATCAGTGTGCGATCATTTTTAAGGGCTTTGAGCCAGCTATCAATGTAACTTGCGTGTTGTTCCATTTCATTAGTGATACCAAGATCACAGCAAAGGAAGGCAGCCCCGATTTCTGCTACCAGCTCCTCAAAAGCGTATCCATTTTTGGTGGTATCCTTGAAGCGATCAAGGCGATTTTTATGGCCAGTACTGTGCACTGCTTCATGCAGCAGTGTCGCAGCATACCCGCTCTCTTTGGTGAATTCTGCCCGCTCTGGCATTTTAATGGTGTCATGCGATGGAGAGTAAAAGGCGCGATCCCCACCAGTTGAGAAGTCAATTCCAGCCCGCTCTGTGTAGCACTCAAAGAGGCGTACCGCTGAATCTGTCTTTTGATCCGCTGTAAACACTTTGGGCTGATCTTCTGGTACTTCCACTTCCAGCCCGTCAATCTGGTCTGTGTTGAATACTGTAAAGGTTTTCATTAAGGGAATGGTTTTTTCTTCCCCTTCCTTCTCAACCTTGATTGGCTTATAGAAGGTAATTGCAGTTCCTTTCTCACCCTTGCGCACTTGGCCTCCAGCTGCTTGGGCTTGTTTATAGGTAAGCCATGCACTGCTTGTGAAGCCTCGCTCGCAACCTGCTGCCCAAAGGATCAGGACATTAATGCCTTGATACGCTTTGCCAGTGCTGTGGTTATGTGGCATTCCTGATGCTCCATCGGAACTCCATGGCTTAACCCAAGGGCTGGCTCCTGATTCTAGTATGGCAACAATTTGATCTGTTACTTGCTGTTGTAGGTCGGTGGTTTTCATTGTGTCTATCCCCTGTCTGTTTTGCTTTGATGTGGCCAGTATAAGGCACTCCGCACTACTGTCAATACTATCAATCATAATCCATATCAATAGTGCAGATAACTTTGATGAATGGTAGTGGGGTATAAATATATAGTGCATAGATATGAATCAGGGTAACTAGATAATGAGTCAATGGTGTTCCACCTCCAACCCCCACACTTTTCCAAATGAGAATGAGAATGATTATCATTCCTTATAAATTTTCTTTACTACTAAGTTTCCCTTATAAGTTGAGGGGAGGGGGAGGGGGCTATGGCCTGGTCTAT